AAGTTCCGCGAGACCAACGGGACGGAGATCGAAGCTGTCGCCCTGCATGAGAGCGCGAAGCTCCAGTATTTCTTCGAAGCGTAACCCACCCCACAATCCATAGGAGGGCCTCATGGCTAACGTTCTTCAAAAGCTGGAGGCGAATGGTCTTGTTGACCGCGTCCTCCGTGTCGTCGTTCCCGTCGTTGACGGCGCTGCCGCTGGCACCTTCTCGATCCCCAAGGGCGCTGTGGTCCGCAACATCGACCGCGACACCCCGGTTGCCATCCCTGGCACTCCGACCAACACGAACCTTCGCATCGGCTCCGCTGCCAATGGCCAGCAATACGTCGCTGACGTGGACCTGAAGGCTCAAGGCTTTTCGGCTCTGACCGTGGTGTACGCGGCCCGCAATGCCGCTGCCGATGCTCCGGCGACCTTCCACTACACGGTTGCCAGCTCGGGCGGCACGGCTGCGTCGCAGGACGGCTCGATCATCCTGTTCGTCAACTACACCATCGTCCCCTAACCGACGCACCGGAGCCGCATCATGGCTGGACTGATCTACACGCGCGACGCTGATCTGGTTAACCAGACGCCGGTTGGCGCTGACAACCCGCTTCCGGTGACGGCAGCGGTCTATCCGGTTGGCGCAACGCCCCTTACAAGCGCCAGTGGCAACGTCACCAACAACCAGGCGCAGGCGTCGCTGGCGGCGGTGTCGGGCAAGACCAACTACATTTGCGGCCTGACGGTCAGCGGCGGCGGCAGTACGGCGGGCCTCGGTGTGAGTGTCACGGTCGCGGGCACGATTGGAGGCTCCATCTTCTTCCCTGTCGTGGCTCCCGCTGGCGCTGTGGTTCCTATGCCGGGCCTGCAACTGACCTTCAGCCCACCCATCCCCGCCAGCGCCGCGAACGTGGCCATTGTGGCGACCTTGCCCGCCTTGGGTGCGGGTAACCTCTACGCAGGCATCGTCATCCACGGCTTCCGCATCTAACGAGCCGGACAACACATTCAGTCAGGACGCCCGAAAGGGTCTGACGTCAGGACGGCTTGATTTTAGAGCCGCATTTCAAAATGAACGAGAAGACGCACGGAGGCGCTCGTGAGGGCGCTGGAAGAAAGCCGGGTTCCATTCGCAAAGCAACGGCTGCGGCCCAAGCCAAGGCGGCGGAAAGCGGCATCCTTCCGCTGGACTTCATGCTCAATCACATGAGGGACGAGATCGCTCCGATAGCCGAGCGGCTGGATATGGCGAAGGCTGCGGCCCCCTACATCCACGCCAAGCTGTCGAGCATTGAGGCCAGCGGCCCTGATGGCGGCGCTCTCCAAATCATCATCAATAAGCCCGCGTGAAGGTCGAGCTGCCGAACCTCTGGACGCCTCGGGCGTACCAGGAACCGCTTTGGAAGCACATGCACGGTGGCGGCAAGCGGGCGATTGCCATATGGCCTCGTCGCCACGGCAAAGATGATCTGGCGCTTCACTTCACGGCCTGCGCCGCCCATGAACGGGTCGGCGTCTATTGGCATTTGCTCCCGCAGCAGAACCAGGCCCGTAAGGCGATCTGGGACGCGGTGAACCCGCACACCGGCAGGCGTCGGATTGACGATGCTTTCCCGCAGGCTTTGAGAGAGACGACCCGCGAGCAGGATATGCTCATCCGGTTCAAGACCGGAAGCACATGGCAGGTGATCGGGTCTGACAACTACGACGCTCTGGTGGGGACGCCGCCCATCGGGGTGGTGTTCTCTGAGTGGGCGTTGAGCAATCCGCAAGCGTGGTCGCTGATCCGCCCGATCCTGTTGGAAAACGGTGGCTGGGCTGTTTTCATCACCACGCCGCGCGGTCGCAACCACGCACACCGAATGTTTCAGATGGCAGAAGCCTCTGGCGATTGGTTTGCGGAGCGGCTGACCTCGGACGACACGGGGGTTTTTACGCCGGAGTCGCTGGCCACTGAAAGGGCCGAACTAATAGCCGAGCGTGGCGAAGAGGATGGCGAGGCCATCTTCCAGCAGGAATACATGACATCGTGGTCGGCGGCCTTGCCTGGCGCTTACTACGCCAAGCTGATCGACAAGGCAGAGTCGGATGGGCGGGTCGGGTTCGTTCCCTACAACCCACAAAAACAGGTCCATACGGCTTGGGACTTGGGCCGCAACGACGCGACGGTGATATGGTTTGTGCAGTCCAACGGCGCGGGCTGGGACGTGGTGGACTACTACGCCAACACCAGCGTCGGGATCGACCATTACGCCAAACTCGTTCTCGACAAGCCCTACATCTACGGGGAGCATTTGCTTCCCCATGACGCCGAGAACGAGCAGCTAATCGGAACCGGCGACATCGGCTCGATTGAAGACACGTTGAAGGGGTTAGGCTTGAAGGGTGTTCGGGTGGTCCCGCGCACCAAGTCAGTCGCTAACGACATCAACGAGGTCCGCCAGATCATTCCGATCTGCCGGTTTGACAAAGACAAGTGCGAGAAGGGCCTGGATGCGCTGCGGTCATATCGCCGTGTCTGGGATGAGAAGCTGAAAGCCTATCGGGACACGCCCCTCCACGATTGGGCAAGCGATCCGGCTGACGCCTTCCGAACCTTTGCCATCGGTAAGCCCCGCGACACCAACGCGCACGACGGTCCAGTCCGACGCAACATCAAGGGAGTGTCATAGCTTATGTACGACGACGCTCTCGAAATGGAAGACGAAGCGCCGACCGGCATGGATGAGGGAACGCTTGGTTCCATCGTCTCGGCTGAGATCGAGGACGCGGTTTCGTTCATCGACTCCGACATCGGCCCTCAACGGGCTGGTGCGGTGGACCGCTATTTCGGGCGTCCGTATGGCGACGAGGAAGAGGGCCGGTCTACGGTCGTCAGCCGAGACGTGCACGACACGATCAACGCCATCCTGCCGAGCCTCATGCGCGTGTTCTTCGGATCGGAGAACGTGGTCGAGTTCGCTCCTGAGAGCGAAGAGGACGTTGAGACCGCCGAGCAGGCTACCGACTACATCAACTACGTGGTGACGGTCGATAACGACGGGTTCGAGGTCTTCCTCGCCGCGATCAAGAACGCGCTGCGTGAGAAGGTCGGCTTCATCAAGTGGTGGTGGGACGACAGCTTCACGGTCACGACCACGAAATACACCGGCCTCGATGAGATGGCCCTGACGCAGATTCTGGAAGACCTCCAGAAGAGCGTTGATGCCGAGATTGTCGAGTCGTCGGAGGGTGAAGAGGGTCTGAACGTCACGCTGCGGCTCAAGAAGCGCGTGGACCGGGTTCGCATCGCTGCTGTCCCGCCTGATGAGCTTCTGATCGGTCGCCGGATGCGGACGCTGGACGACGAGGGCTACGTCGGTCACCGCACCGAGAAGCGCGTCTCCGAACTGGTGGCGATGGGCTACGACCGCGATCTGGTGTTGTCGTGTTCTACAGACGGCTCTGAACTTGACACCTCGGATGAGCGCCTTGCTCGCCAGCCGTACCGGGACAGCATCGGCGGCTCGACCTCGGACGATAGCGCCAGGCTGGTGCTGTATGTCGAGAGCTACATCAACGTGGACTTCGACGGCGACGGCATTGCCGAACTTCGCCGGATTTGTACGCTTGGCCCGGCGCACAAGGTGGTCGGCAACGATCCGGTGGATGAGCGGCCCTTTGCCGATCTGCAATGCGACCCGGAACCACACGCCTTCTTCGGTGAGTCCATCGCTGACAAGGTCGTTGACATCCAGAAGGTGAAGACGCGGGTGCTCCGCGCCTCGCTCGACAGCCTTTCGCAGTCCGTGTTCCCCCGCACCGTTGTCGGTCGTGGCGGCAACATGGAAGACGCCATGAACACCGAGGTCGGGGCAATCCTCCGCGCTGAGGGTGATGCGTCGTCGGCCTACTACTTCGCCGCCGCCCCGTTCGTGGGTCGTGAGGCGTTCCCGATGCTGTCCTACATGGACGAGCTTCGCGAGAACCGGACGGGTATGTCCAAGGTGTCGATGGGTCTGGATGCCGAGGCATTGCAGAACACGACGGCGACGGCGGCTAACGGGCAGTTCTCGCGGTCGCAGGAGCGGATTGAGCTGATCGCGCGGGTGATGGCCTCGGGCGTCCGTCGCCTGTTCCGTGGCCTGCTGAAGCTGACGATTGAGAACCAGCGCCAGTCGCGCATGGTCAAGCTCCGCAATCAGTGGGTGCCGGTCGATCCCCGTGCGTGGCGCGTCAACATGGACGTGGTGCCAAACGTCGCCCTGGGTGGCGGGACGAACGCTGAGAAGGTCCAACTGCTGTCGATGATGCTGGCCAAGCAGGAAATGATTATGACGACGGTTGGCCCGGACAATCCGCTGGTCACGCCGAAACAATACTTCAACACGCTGGCCAAGCTGATCGAAACGGGCGGGTTCAAAGACCCGAGCGCGTTCTTTACCGACCCTGACAGCCCGGAAGCGCAAGAGCGGATGGCTGCGAGGGGGCAAGAGCCGCCCCCGGTCGATCCCAAAGTTCAAGAGGCGCAGGCCCGGATTGAGCTTGAGGCGGCGAAGGCACAAGCTCAGGCGCAGCGAGACGAACAGAAGGCGGCTGGCGACCTCCAGCTTGCCCGCGAGAAACACGCGCTGGAAATGCAGCAGCGCCGCGAGGAGCAGGCCGCTGATCTGGCCTTCAAGCGCGAACTGGCCAACGCGGAACTGACGCTGAAGCGTGAGGAAATGCAGATGGAGTTCGCCCTGAAAAGCGAGGCCAACCGCATGAGCGCCGCGCAATCGTACTCAATCAACGGCCCAGATCAGGGCGGGGTGGCCGGATGAATATCGGTGACAAGGTTCTGGCCGAGGGTGAGGTCACCCAGGTCTGTGACGGCTTCTGCGTGGTGCGGTTCGCCCGTGTCGGAACGCAGGCCGTGACCCATCTGCGGGTGCCGAACGAGGCCCTTCATGCCCCGATTGAGGCCGTGATGGTTCCGCCCGCCCCCAAGCCCCGCAAGGTGTCCGTTGTCGCTGACTGACGACGAGGTTTCCGCCGTTTATCGGCGCGGTGAAGAGGCGCAGGCCCTTCTCGACAGCGCCGGTGTGATGGACGGGCTTCGGCGGATGTCGGAGCGGATCATTGCTGACTGGCGCAACGCCGCCCGTTCGGCCCCTACCCTTCGCGACGAGCAACACGCTCAGGTCGCCGCAATCGACGCCCTTGTCTCGCTGTGGAAGCGGGACGTTGAGGACGCAGCCTTCCTACGCGCCAAACTGGCCAAGGCCAACAAGCGCTAGGTCACCAGCCGTGACGGCCAACCGGCCAGCGGCGCACCCCAAGAGCACTTCATGAACGACTCCAGCACGGCGCAAGCCACTGGTGCGACGGTGGCTGACGCCGCCGAACGGATCGAAAGTCTGCTAGGCCCTGCCGACAGCGAGACTGACGAGACGCAGGACGCGGAAGCGTCCGACGCCCCCGAAGATGAGCCGGAGCAATCCGACGAGCCTGAGGAAGGCGAACAGTCCGAAGCCGAGGAAGACGCCGAGGCCCCCGAAGAGCAGCCGGAACTCTACACCGTCAAAGTGGCGGGCGAAGAGGTCCAGGTGACGCTTGACGAGGCGCTGAAAGGCTACTCCCGCGAACAGGACTACACCCGCAAGACGCAGGCGCTCGCTGAGGAATCCAAGGCAGAGAAAGCGGCTATTGCGGCGGCGCGTGACGAGTATCTGGGCAAGCTCCAGACCGTCGAGAAGATCATCGAGGCCAACCAGCCCCGTGTCGATCAATCCCTCCGCTATTCCAACCCGGCTGAATGGTCCGCTCAGATGCTCCAGCATCAACAGTGGGCCGAACAGCGCCGGGCGGTGTCTGCGGAGACTGAGCGGCTCAACGCTGAACGGTCAATGGAAGACGCCCGCGAGCGAAAAACCCTCGCGTCGCGTGAAGCGGAAGCCCTCCTGACGGCCCTGCCGGAATGGAAAGACCCCGCCATCGCCAAGGCTGAAACCGCCGCCCTTCGTGAATATGGCCAGTCTATCGGCTTCACGGATGCGGAACTGGATGACGTTCTCGATCACAGAGCAGTCCGCGTCCTTCGGGATGCGATGGCCTACCGGGATTTGAAGGCCAAGAGCGGTCAGGTCCGGTCGGCTGTGGAGGCAAAGAGGGTCGCCAAACCCGGCGCAGCCTCTGCCCCTCCGTCGAAGGCCCAAGACCTCCAGCGCGCCAAACAACGTCTCCGTCAATCAGGCTCCGTCGATGACGCTGAAGCCGCCATTCTGAGGATGCTAGGCTAATGGCCCAACCCACCAATACCTACGACAAATACGATCTGATCGGTGTCCGCGAAGACCTGTCGGACGTGATCTCCAACATCAGCCCGACCGACACGCCGTTCCTGTCGAACATCGGTAAGTCGTCCTGCGATAACACGCAGTTCGACTGGCAGACCGACAGCCTCGCCGCTGCCGCCGCCAACGCCGCCATCGAAGGCGACGACACCACGGCTGACGCGGTGGCCGCGACCACGCGCTACGTCAACTACACCCAGATTTTCAAGAAGTCGTTCACCATCTCGGGAACGGCTGAACGGGTGAAGAAGGCGGGCCGCAAGTCCGAAATCGCGTACCAAACCGCCAAGCGCGGCAAGGAAATCAAGCGCGATCAGGAGAAGGCGTTCACCTCGGGCAACGTCGCCGTCGCTGGCAACTCGACCACGGCCCGCGTGACCGCTGGTCTGGACTCGTGGCTGTTCACCAACGACACCAACGGCACGTCGGGCACCGCCTACACCATCACCGGCGGCGTCCCCGTGACGGCCCGTACCGATGGCACTGACCGCGCCTGGTCGGAGGCTCTGCTGAAGGCGGCTCTGCTGCTCCAGTACAACGCGGGCGGCGAAGTCTCGATGCTCATGGTCTCCCCGGCCAAGAAGCAAGAGACCTCGGCCTTCGCCGGTATTGCGGAAATCCGCTCTGCCGTCGCTGGCGCTCAACAGGCCACCATCATCGGTGCCGTGGACGTGTACGTG